GAAAATATTTAGTGGATGACAACTAGCTGGTAAAATTTTTACTCTGTTCTAACCAATCATCATATGAGAGTTCTTTACCATTGAGATAATATTCTTCAATATTATAATGTATACTAGCTGGACCGTCTACCCGATGACGTTTGCCGTTTAAAAACCAGTCCTTGCTTCCATCAAACAAGTCGATAGCAGGGCCGTCTTCTCTGTGTCGTTGTCCGTTTTTATACCAGAACTTAGACCCGCTTTCAAATTCAACAGCAGGGCCATCTGTGCGATGTAGTTCGCCGTTTAGTCGCCATTCCCTCCGACCCGGAATCTCTCGTATTTCATATCCCTTAAGGATTGCCTTGACAAGTTGCACTGAAGTGAGTTCTGGTAAAGAAGCCATATGCTTTCTAGGCCTTCTTGGTTTTGCGGTAATCTCTAGTTACGCGGACCGGACTAATGTGATGCGTATCTTCTGGTTCTTTGCTTTTACCAGAAGATAACTGTATTTTACTAGGATCACGTACCTGCTTAGCAGCATAGTTAATAATATCCTGATCAACATCTGTATACGCATGAAATACCGGGTCTCCATTCGTTAGAGTTTCTCTATCCATTGGATAATCCGGCGCGCCGGCCATTGCAATACCCATTCTCCAATTTAAGTGTGCATCACCTGCGTTAATGTTTTGTTTGGGAAAAGTATTCATAGCACCGCCGGATGCACCCATGTTGCTTTTTGTTAGAGGAATAGAATGTTCTGTGATGAATTCGTGAGCCCGCATAAATTAAGCTTCTGTTGTCAAATCAAGTGACGATTCAGTAGAAATTGCAGTATCAACATAGCCATCTGCTAGCAAATCTGCACCTGAAAGGCCCGGAGCATACATAATCTGTGATGATATAAAATGAGTTAAGGTATCAGTTGTCAACGGATTAGATAATATTTCTACGTTCCCAGTACCAGAATTAAACACCATATCATATCCAGTTACGGCTGTACCTATTACAGTAATACCATACCCAGTAGAACTAATTATGTTCCCGTAATTGTTAAGTTGTGCATACAATTGAATGGTTTGACTATTCGATGTACCATTATCAGAAGACCGTACAAAAAACTGGCCCTGAGTGAATACATTTGCTGGAATTTCAAATATAATCTGCCCGGCAGTGTTGCCGGTTGTGTAAGATATTGTAGAATTTAGAAATGTAGGGAATAAATTAGCGAAGTTATTATTAACTTTACCGAATGCTATACGTAGTGGATCACCGGTCTCATCGTTCGGTTCAGTACCAATGTCAATGACTTGCTGGGTTATGCTAGGTGATGTACTCATGTTCTTCCTACGGGCGTGTTTTGTTACTGTCTATTTATGCGCCCGTAAGGAAATCACTTCGTACTAGTGGCACCTTTTGTTGCAGCATCGAAGATGGCCTTTTGCTGATTATACCAATCAATCCATCCTTGGTCGTGTGCTTTGCATGTATGGTATTTGACATAGTTAGCAGTAACCGTAGCCATCAAATCACTCAACTTTGCATTATCAGCTAAAAGCGCCAAATCTTCGCAAGGTGTTGTAATTTCTGGGGGAGCCTCAGGAAACGCCATAGTAACCGGAACTGTTGTCTTACATGCTGAAAGCATTATTAATGCAGTAATTGGAACCAGTAATAATTTTTTCATGGTGTAGGTGCCTTATCGGACTTAGAAGAAACAGCCGGAACTTGTAAATTGAACTTCAATATATCAAATATTGAGCCTTTAGGTTTTACTGGACTAGTGGTTACTGCCGCAGGTGTTGTAGTTGACTTTAAATCTACTGGAGGCATAGTCAACGTAACTGCTGCATTATGTGCGACAATAACTTCTTTAGGAATAATGCATGTACTATCATATTTGACAATATTATGATTTACATACTGAATTAATGTCTGTCCTTTATCATGAATGACTTGTGTTGTTGCAGCCACTTGTGATCCAATTTGAGTATTTGCTTGTGCAGATTTAGCTTCGGCTGCTGATAGTTTTGCTTGTAGTTCTGCTACTGCTTTTGCTTGTGAATTCTTGTATGACAAGCCTCCTTCGCAATAAACACCAAATACAATAAGTACCCAGCCAGCCGCAGATATAATAATCTTGTACTGCTTAAGTAGTGGCATCCAACCGATGACACTAGAAACGCCTACTAGAATGACCCCGAGTATTAAAACCGGAAGAACTAAACTACCTGAAAATAATGAGACTAACCACATATAATTATTTATACCGCTTAAGGGCTGACTAAATTTTTCTGAATTTCACAAGACTATTTAGCCCAACTGTTTGAAATATAATCCCAATGACGATTATCATATATTTCAAATGAAACACTATATCCAAGCAATCCAAGCTCTAATCTTAGTCCGGCGTGAGAGCGTCTAGTAGTTAAACTCAAGCCTAATAGTAAAATACAATTATCTGTGGTAGCTTGAAACTCCCAGGATTTATGATCAGTAATTTGTCCGTGCTTATACCAGAAGGTAGTTAAATAATCCGAACTGACAAACGGATTAGAAATGTTAACCCACAAATTGATCATTATTCAAACCTCAATATCCAGTATGTGAGTAACTCTTCGGGGAAATACCCTACTGTTTTATACAAGAACCTTCGTTCTTCCATAACATATTCTTTATGCTGTGATATTCCTATGTTATGTTTTTTGAGGAATTCATTTTTTTCTTGACTACATGGCCAAGACCAACTCATCCTATTCGATAATGCATCTCGAGAGGCTTCAAGCTCATCATAGTATTCAAAGCTAGAAAGAACATGTTTGACTATTTGTTTTGTCATTCGAATTTCAATATCCAGTACGGAAGCAATTCTTCGGGGAAAACTCCGAAGGTACGATAGCACATTTCATCATGCTCTGCACTATATACAATTTGTTGTTTAATGTCAATGTTATTTTTGGATAGAAATTCCCTCGCTTCTGCTGTGCAAGCCCATGGAAACCTTTCTTCAGTCATATTGCCGTCTAATCTACGCAGAATAAAGTCGATGGTGTGACTGGCCTGACTCGTTTGTTCATGCAATAGATGTGTAACCATTCTCTAGACAGCCATTGGTGCTGGCAATGCTGGATGACTTTGATAATTAATAAGTTTAATATCATCCATTTTAAAGTCATTGATATCTAATATTTCCGGATTCAACCACAATGTGGGTAGGGATAATGGTTCTCTTGTTAATTGTACTTTGGCTTGATCAATATGATTTTGATAAAGATGACAGTCTCCGATAGAGACAATCAATTCACCCACATCAAGTCCGCATACTTGCGCTAGCATATGAGTAAGTAAAGCATAGCTTGCGATATTGAATGGTGCGCCCAATAGAACGTCCTGACTTCTCTGATACATTTGGCAACTTAGCTTTCCGGATATACTTGATACATAGTATTGGCTCATAACATGACAAGGTGGCAATGCCATTTGATCAAGTTCTGCTACATTCCATGCACTAATAATATGCCTACGTCCATATGGATCATTTTTCAATCCGTCAATTAAATTTTGTATCTGATCTACTGATCTAGGTGGATCAGAAGTCCAACTACCGTTTTCTCCATCACGAATAATATATTGTGGTACATTATTCCATGTTCTCCACTGAACTCCATATATCCGACCTAAGTCTCCCTGATATCTAGATTTTGATACCCAGTAATCTGATTGCGCATTAGCAGTCCAAATTGTCGTATTTCTAGTGTCTCTAGTTCCATGAAGAATCTCTGCTAATCTACGTTCGTCCTGGCTTCCTTCCAAAAACCAAATCAACTCTGATTTACACGCATTAAAAGCCAGCTTCTTAGTTGTCACTGCTGGAAATCCTACAGATAAATCAAAACGAATTTGTCGACCAAAAACAGAAGTAGTACCTGTGCCTGTGCGATCAGGACGATGTTCACCGTTTTCAAGAATATCTTGAAGTAATTGCAAGTATGCTTGCATTATTTTCTTTTCCAAATCTGATATTCATAATCTGTGAATATTTCAACTTCTTCTGCATCCATATAAAATTCTGTTTCTAGTCTCAGCATATCAACAAAAACATCACAAGTATATTCATCAAAGGTTCTTGACAAATGGATTTCAGAAATATGTCCCCACAGTGCTTCGACGATTTTAGCACCACCAATCAACCAGGCATTCTTATAATCCTCTAAATTTTGTGTAAGATATGCAAAGGATACTGTTTTAGTCGAATTAAAAGTTGATGACAGTGGGTTTGAAGTTACGACTATATTCTGTCTATTAGGCAAAGGCCTAAAGGGCAAACTATCCCAGGTATTTCTACCCATGATTATTGTTTGTCCATCGGTTAATTGCTTAAAGCGTTGCAGATCGCCTGATAATTTATCCCATGGCAATTTATTTTGGTATCCGATGCCTCCTACGGGATCAGCAGCTAATATTAATTTCATAACCCACCAAGTAACTTATCAGTTTCCGGCTGCACGGACGCGGCTATAGTCTGAATATCTAAAACGAATTCAATACTAAGAACATCATTATCAAGTTCAATGAGTTTACCGCTTATTATTTCTTCGATATCATTAGGATGAAGTCCTTGTTCCATAAGTTTAGTGATATTAATCGTCTGTTGCTTCTTATTTGAAAGACGTATTACTAATTTTTTTACAAAACGTAGAGGAAAGGTTTGCTTATCTACATCTTCAAGTAGTCGTTCCCACTTCTGGATAAATTCTGGGGACATTCTGTATTAACTTTCTGTTCTGTGCGCTGCGTTTATTGCGGAGCAGGGACCTTAACAACTTTCCTTCTAGGGGTTGATCTGGCCTTGTTCACTACAATCGCTGGAGCAGGTTCTAGTGCAGCAGCTTCCTTACTTAGACGGTCTGCTTCTGCTAACAATCCGTTTGCTTCTGCACTAAGTCGTGCTGCTTGTGAGCGAAGGCCGGCAGCGATTACATTGTCATCTAATGCTGTATTTTCCGGCGCGGCCAGGATAGTACTAGGCTCTACCCATGCATCCTTAGTTGTATTACCGCGCATCTGCCGCGCTACTTGAGCAACATCCTGAATACCTGCTTGTGCATCCATTTCTGCGAGCCTCTTAACAGCTTGTTCGCCTTTCTCCATTTCATCCAGAACCTTGTTAAGCTCACTTAACTTGATTCTAGTATTAGGAAGAGGTGTCATCACAATCTGTTCTGTTTGAATCTTCTTAATCATTCCTTCAGCATGAAGCTTTTGAAGAATAACTTGCCCATCCTTAGTATACGAACGATTTAATGCATCAGCCAAATCCTGGCTTGTTTGACCGACATCTGATTCTATACATTTCATTATAGGATCATGAATGTTATTTCCCAAGGTCTCTGTAAAAATTGCGAGACACATATGTGGTTCTCCAGGTACTTCTCTGAAGACAATAGCAACCTTGCGGTCTCCCATCTTTCCGATATGTCTTAAAAATTTCGCCATATTATAATTTCCTTCTTTCTCTATTTGTATTATTTAATGCCGGGAAGGTGACGGCTAAAAATTATTTCTCCACTCAGGGAATGTTTACCGGATTCCGTATAGGTGTCTGTCAACTGTATATTCTACTCCAAATATTCTACTCCAACACATTTGCCGTTTAGGTACCATTCCTTAGTTCCGTCTGCCCGTTCAACAGCAGGACCATCTTCTCTGTGGTGTTTGCCGTTTATCCACCATTGCCGAGTTCCGTCCGCATATTCAATAGCAGGGCCATCTTCTCTATGATATTTGCCGTTTAGATACCATACCCGATGCCCGTCCGATCGTTCATATGCCGGGCCATCTTCTCTGTGAAGTTTGCCGTTTAGAAGCCATTCCCGAGTTCCATCTGCATATTCAACAGCAGGGCCATCTTCTCTATGAAGTTCGCCGTTTAGATACCATTCCCGAATTCCGACCTGGTTGATAGTGATATCATATCCCTTAAGGATATACCAAGTACGATCTTGTTCTGAAATTTCAGGTAGTGACATTTCAATTGCCGAAATATCCAGACTCTTCGAGGCCGGCGCGGAGGGCATTTCGAAATTCTACGAAATTTTCCCCTTCAGTTGCGCCCATCATATTGCGTTGACTTCCAAGAGACTTCACCACTTTGTTTTCTAGAAGCATCTTTCCGTTAGGGTATTCATCTATAGTAATATCGCCGCCGGTGACAGCATCTAGTGTGTGATACAAATCATCAGCATCGTACTTCTTACCATCGATAGTGATAAAATAATCGTAGGTTGTACGTTCCTTCACTTCAACGCTCAGTGAGGTTAGCTTCACTTTCGTAGACATGTCATAGCTCCTAGTTTCCAATATCTAGATATTAGCAAAATGAGCAAGAGATGTCAAGTCAAATTAATACCAACGTCCGCCATTTTGCATACGCTTAATAAGTGTGACGTAGTTACTGCATATTCCATAGCAAGTAAGATTTACTGTACTTAGCAAGCCTCTATCTTCGCGTTCCGGAATAAAAATAATGCTGTTACTATTGATGGGGGTATTACCAAACGTCCATAATTGTCCACCGCTTGTCGTAACATAAGGCGGAACTATATATTGATCATACCAAAAATAATTTGGATATAAATTTGCTGGTTGAGTTACTATCCATTCTTGGACTTCGGTATTCTGACAGTTTAACCAGAATCTACTACCCTGAATAGATTGAGCAGTAACTGGCGTGATCGGTTGCCCGGCCCCAAGATAAAGTTGTCCGTCAACACTCCAAAGATCGACCATGGTCGAGAACCCATTACGCTGGGCTTGTAGAATTTGTGCAGGATAATCAGCCTGATCGAAATTTGTTCCGTCGTAAATCCCTTGATAAGCAATAAGGTTCATATTGCTATTTAGCTTAAACCAACGTTATATCCAGTTGATAGTTGGTCTATCTTTGAAAGAATGATCCCATACATACCATGCAAATGCAATCATACCAGAACTATTAGTTTTCTGGTATTCGTCTTGGTTGACCTTTAGGAAATAATTGTACAGAAACCGGCAGGTGTTACCTGCCGCCCGCATTTTGGTTTTTTGCGCTTTATTTGGGTAGATTCTGTATCGGTATCTTAAAATCATGCTTGTATTTATTCCTGTTTCATGCAATATTATGAAATAAGTTCGCTTATATCCACTCGACTAAAGATCAAGTGGCTTTACGCTCTGTTTTTGTAAACGGCGGATTTGTTATGATGTTATTGCTAGGATGTTTGTATGTTAGAAAGTCATATTCTGCTCCGGTGTGACCATAACCACGATCAATCAAGTCAGTAGAATAAACAGTATGTCCGTATTCTTCTAGCACTTTGGATATGGCACCGTCACCACATGCAGGTTCCCAAATATCTCCGTCAAATTTTTCTACTTTTAATAGTTCTTCAACAGCATTTCTAGGCGTAGGATAAAAATCATGATCGGGTCTACCTACCGATGTTCCTACTAAACTTTGGGCGCGTTTTAACTTTTCTTCTGAACTTTTAACCAATTGCGTTCTATAGGAAGTTCCTCAATATCAATGATCTTCATTCCTGAATGGATATAAAAATCATGAGTTTCATTTGCGGGAACTACTGTAGTTTGTACGATTTTTTGCGAGTTGGGTTCACCAACCAATTGGACGACTAGCACAGGCCAGCCAGCATGTGCGTCAATTGTAACTCTAGTTGTCATGTGTCTCTCTTTTTTAATGAAGAAGGTTACCAGTCACAAGTACAGTTCACCTACAATCCTCTAGCATATTAGGGCCAATCTGCGACGATTGGGTTCCACCACTTGCTTTTGCAGAAACAAGAAACTGTATAATGGGAGCGGGAGACCGAATCGCGCGGCCGTCGGCGAGTTATGAGCCCACCCAGTTACTTTTACTTGCATCCCGCACAATTTTAAATTTCAGTGCCACCATCACCTGCAGGAATATCTCTAATTTTTGAACTTGACATGCCATCACCTCTTCTTGTTATTTATGTGAATTGGACAATTTAATATATCGGCGACAATAATTAAAGACCTTTGTTCTTATCATCGGGACGGTCATGCGAGGACCGATATACTTGAATTTGTATACAGCGTGAGATTACCGCGTGTAGCGAACGACTTTGGTCATTGCCGAATTCCTTGCGAGAATCGTTCTACCGTTATCCACTAGAGTCCTTTCAGATCATCTAGTACCGTTCATGGTTGCTATTTTTAGAGTCTAGCATTTGACTCGTCGCACAATGATATTCGACCATCTATCCTTCGTCTGCCTTGCGAGCAGTTCAGTTCCGCTAAGAACTTACGCTTTCTTTCCGATCAATCAGTTCCGCCTTGCGAGCATCCCTGAACTTGATTCCCTTGCGGGTCAAGTATTAAACCACTTTCACATTGTACCGAAGCAGACTTTCGCTTTTGTTTATCAAAAAAGGGATTGAACCTTTGCCGATTCCTTGAAATGGAATTGCTCTACCGCTGAGCTATTTGCGAACCTACGAAGTGATGCTGCTTCAGTTGCTCCATACCTTGTTAGATACAGAATACAATACCACTAGTATCTTTTGCCTTGCGAGCTACTCAATGTTTCTTCACGAATCCAGAACAATGTTCTTTCTTCGTTTGAAATGCTATCTTGCCTTTCCTTGCAGGGTCAAACTTGATAACTACACGTTAACATTCAGTATTCGTTGTTTTAGCTGTTTGGAGTATGAACGCTAATTCATTTCCCTCTCACCGACTGGCTCTGAGGATTATCCTTTCGGACACTCAAACACAACTTACTACTTACCGCCGTTCTAAAGACGGGCCTTTCGGCTAGTTCGTGCTTGCATAGATGGATCAATATTGCTATTGACGCAGGTTTATAGGAAACCCTGCACTAACTACGGTCACCCGAAGCTACCCTAAAGAGGCTATGCCCCCAATTCATGTAATTAGTATACTAATTACACGTTAAATTGTCAAAGATCGCGTTGATTGCTCAACTGATTTTCTTATAATAGCAAAAGCCCTACTTAATGTCAAACTCTTTTTTCACTTTTTCGAAATTATTTTTAAAAATCTTTCTCTGTCACTCTGCGATTAAATTCTCCTTCGGACATGACTTTACCGTTTAGCCACCATGACCGAGATCCGTCTGCACTCTCATAAGCAGGGCCATCTTCTCTATGACGTTTGCCGTTTAGATACCAGACCCGATGCCCGTCTGCACTCTCATAAGCAGGGCCATCTTCTCTATGACGTTTGCCGTTTAGATACCAGTTCTTATCCCCGCCATATCCTTCATAAGCAGGTCCATCTGTGCGATGTAGTTCGCCTTTTAGATACCATCGGCGGTCTCCGTAACGATCAATCTTGACCTCATATCCCTTAAGTATTGCCTTGACAAGTTGTACTGATGTAAGTTCTGGAATAGCCATATCATTATTTATTCAATCCAGCAGGTACAGTTTCCAGTTACAACTTTATTTACAGCCTCTTCTGTATCCGGAGTAGCCGGTAATAATACCCCACTAGTATAATCTTGATTAAGATTTATCGGAAGATTATTAGGATTCAACCAAGCAGGTGGAGCTATAATTACAATATCACTAGATGCCGGATCAACAACTGAACCAGATGCTACTATAGGCCCAGCAGCTGGATTTAATTCACAGTTCAAAATTTGTGTTATGTCTCCTGGAGAGTTTCCAGAAAGCTGTTGATATCCTGTCCCGGACACATATACGCCCACAGGCGCCGGAATTAATAATGCGCCAGTATCATCTATATTTACAGGCCAAGCCGGAATTGTATATTCAGTATTACAGCTAGGAATACCTTCAATGGCTCCAGGAATAGTACCATTTGCTAACCAAGCTTGTTGATTTGCAGGAGCATTAGGTATGTTGTTATACAAGCTTATTCCGGCTCGTTGTAATCTGGTTTGGTTTCTAGATTCTCTCATCAACCCAATTATACTTTGGCCACCAACTGTTGTTAAATCTGCAATTGCTTCTAGTGTCTGTGCCGAGCCATGCGGGGTGGTGTCTTGTGCTAATTGAGGGATAGAATCCACAAAATTGTTAAGAGATGTCGGATATGAATTCAAAAATAGATTCTTAGGTACAGCGACCGGAGGAATATTTGTGTAACGAGTTCTTTGTTCTCTCTTTAGCTGTGAGCCCAAAATATTCCAGTATGCATTCAAATGATTTGATGAATCTGGGTTGCTTGTTTGGATATTTGTAATCTCTGTATTAGCTAATCCAATATAATATTCCACAACTGAATTCATTGTAGTAGGCCAGCCAATGGTACCATTGGCAGTGTTTGTTCCGCCTGCATTAC